GTTTATTAATACCTTTTGCAATAGAACTTTCAAAAGAAACATTTAAACTTTGTAAGTAACCATGAAATCCCATAGCACCTAATCCTAAAGATCGTTCAGCTATTGCACTACGTTTAGCTTTAACTAAATCATCAGGTGCATTATCAATAAACTTCTGTAATACATTGTCTAAAAATCTAGTTAAATCTCTGACCATAGTGGTATCTTTCCACTCGTCATACATTTCTAGATTAACACTAGACAAACAACATACAGCAGTACGATCTTCATTAGTAGCTAAATGTATTTCATTACATAAATTACTACCATGTATTTTTAAACCTAACTTTTTTTGTTCTTCAGGTAAATGTTTATTAGCTTCATCTATAAAATTTATATAAGGAGAACCTGTTCTAAATCTAGCTTCTAATATACGTTGCCATAAATCTCTAGCTTTAATAGTATCTCTTATATAGTCTGTACTATGTAAATCAGGATCTTTTAGCTCCCACATATCATCATCTTCTACAGCTTTCATAAATTTATCTGTTACATTAACTGCATTAAACAGATTAAAACATTTACGATTAGCATCTCCACCAGTAGGTAATTTAAAATTAATAAACTCTACAATGTCAGGATGAGAAACATCCATGTATGCTGCATAACTACCTTTCCTAGTTTTACCTTGTTTATAAGCTGTCATTTGAGAATCAACAACTTTTAAAAAGGGGATCGGCCCTGGTGCTTTGTCACCGACTGCCCTCACATCAGACCAATGACCACCGACCCCACCACCTTTAACAGATAACCATGCTACTTCAGAGTTGTGAGATATTAAATCTTTTAATGTATCACCTACATAAGTTAGAAAACAAGATATAGGTAAAGCTTTCCATTTTTTTCCTACAGCAGGTGCATTACTAAGTACAGGACTAGCAAACATAAACCATCTTTTACTAGCATAATTATATATACGTTGTGCAAATTTTAAATCACCTTCACAATAAGCAACAGATGCTCTAGCAAAAGCTTCTTGAGGAGATATTTCATGCTCAAGCATATAATAATCTCTTAATAATTCTTTAGCTTGATCAGATAAATCAGTATCTCTTGTATAACAAATATCAATACCACTATATTTAATAGTATCCACTATTTATTTCCCTTTTCTTTTTCTAATGAACTAATTATTTTATCTAAATACCATCTAGCTTTTTTTGCATCTTGTAATGCTTTATTTTTATACCACATTCTTAATATATATTTAATTACATTACCTTGTGCATAAGCTAATTGTGTTGTAGGTGCTTCATCTATGGCATCATCTATAACATTAATAGTTTCATACCTACCTTTATTATAATGAGGTGGGTGATTAACTAGATCATGATTTTGTTTAGCCCAGTTATTTAATTCATCATTTAGTTTCAATGTACATCTCCCTCAGTTTTTGTCCAAGTAGATAGTGTTACATCTCCAACTTTTGCATTTATAAATGTATCTAACCCACCATCATTTGTTAACTTTGTCATTTCCTCATTTATTCTATTTGCAAATTCTTTATCTGTATTTAATAAATGATAACAAGTAACTAAAGCATACAAACTATCTTTAATTATATCGTGTTCATCTTCACTCAAATCTTCATTGGTAGGCATTAAAATTGCACACAAATCAACTTGACCTGACCATTTATTAAATTCAAAAGTAGGTCTAATAATTAATGCTAAATCATTATCTATTAACTTTTCTTTTACTTGATCTGTATCAAATTCTTCACTCATGTTTAGTCCCTTTAAATTGTATAAAATTATTTAATGTTTTTAAAACTTTTGTTTCTTCACTAGTCCAATCTAAAGGTACTTTTTTTGTGGCATATAAAAAATTATGTTTATCACACCAACTAGCATAAGTTGTTTTAGATTTTTTATTTAATTTAGAATTACAGTTACTAAATACAAATCGAATATCTAATTCAGGATGTTGTTTTTGTATTAATAAATGTTTTCTTCTATCACTTGCAGTAAATAAACCTTTAGTTTCTATGATGATTCCATTAGATAGTATAAAGTCAGGTGTATATTTTCTGTAAGCTAAATCTTCCCATTCAATTTTTAATGTTTCATAAGTAAATGAAACACCTGTATTCTTTAACTGTTCATTAACTTTACTTTCTAAGCCACTTCTGTAGCCTCTATTTATTTTTTTACCTTTGTACATTTTTAATTTCTGTATAACTAACCATTGGAGGTTGTTCTGCTTTAGATACTAATGAAGGTCTTTCTTGTAGTCCAGGCCAACAAGCATGTCTAAAAGAACACCAAGAACATTCTTGCTTTAATCTTCTATTACCTGAAGGTTTTTTTCTATATGTTTCTTCTTCATCAGTAAAGCATCTTCTAAATTTATTTTCTTCTAATTCTTTATAGGTAAATTTAATTTTAGCTAACACTTGTTTACTATTTATGTTTGTAGCTTTTACATGTTTAAAATCACCATTACCTTTATTAACAACCCACCAACCATTAGGTTTAGTATTAGTAGCTTCTGCATAACCTACTAACTGAGCTATGTAACCAAAGCTATCTTTTTCTGCAAGAGAATCAAAGTCTTTAAATTTATTTATATAAGACCAAGGACTTGCTGATTTAATATCATCTACTTCATCACCAAAAAATATATCTGGTGTCCCATTAATTGTTTGACCATCACCTAAATCTAATGTAACTTGTTCACCATCTTTGTAGTCTACTTTAGCTTCTCTAAGTAGCCCTTTAAAAACAGCTTCAATAATATCACCTATTAACATATTAATAATAAAATTAGATGAAGGAGGTAAAGCCAACTCTGGTTTGTTTTTTTCAAACCAAAGTTGACAATACGGCTTACCCATATTAGACATACGAAGTCTAAATGCTTTATCCCTTTTAGTAGCAAACTGTTTTATAAGTGCAGTTTCTACATCTTTAACAATACCCTTTACTACTTTTTTAGAAAGTAACTCACTCTTTGTAGTAAGTTTATTAAGTTGCTGATGTATAGCTAACTCTATAGGATTAGTAATCATTTAGAATGGTATGTTTTTATCTTGATTAGAAGAAGTATCAATATCAACAAACTCATCAACTACTTTATCGTTTTGTTGTTTTCTTTTTACATCAACAGCTTCTTGATTAGAAGTTGATACCCATGAATTATAGTTCTCAATCCAATCAGCAAAGTCAGTAAAAATATTTTGATCTTCATCTTTTAGTTCTATAATATTTGGTAGTAACTGTACACTTGGTACAAAATATTTAGCACCTGTAGGAATAGATCTTTCCTCTGTACCTAACTCAAGCCAATGTTGTGGAAGTATTCTATTTTGTTTTGCCATTTGTCCAATAGGAACACCCATTGTTTTAAATGCATCACGATTATCTACTTCATAAATAAATGGAACACTTTCTTGTGAATCAACATCAAGTCCTTCATTATCTATAGCATCATCAAAGGTAGCTAAACCAAATAGAACTCTAACTCTTTTGATACTTTTGATTAATTGTTTTTGGCTATCAGGTAAAGAGTCATAATCTTCTATCCAACCACTAGGCTTGCCACAATTAACACCACCTGTATTATCAATAAGATCTGACTTAAGATCATTAGCCATAACAGTTTTAATAAACATACCTTTATTATCACCATTACCATTTACATATCTTTTATACATAAACTTTTGTTGAAAGAGTCGAATCTTTGGATTGGTTTGATAGATTTTATCTCCATCAGGAAGCTCTAAACTAAAACAACCTGGCTCTACAGCCTTAATAGTTTTCTTCTTTCCTTTGATTGTTGTTTCACCATCTACTCCAAAGTGATCTATCTTTAATCTAGCTAAATTACTTTTTTGTTTTTTATTAACAACCATATCAGCACTCATACCCATAGCTTGAGCTAAAGTATTAAACTGATCTTTGTTATTGCTTAATGTAACTATATTACTATCTGACATATATTCTCCTTAATTAACTTTAATGGGGATTTTTCCCTTCACTTAACGAGGGGAAAATCCCCATTAAATTTCTGTCATGTTTAACCAATTGTTACCTATTTTCATATCTAATATTAAAGGTACATTCCAATCGTCTAGTACCCATCTAGCCTTCATATGATTTACTAGATTCCCTTCTATACTTCTTACTACTTTTATTATAGCATCTACTTCTTCTTTCTTAACATCTAAAATAATACTATCATGTACACTATTAACTATAACACTTTCATATTTATCTAGTGCATTAGAAACTAACACTAAAAGTAAAGGTACAATATCAGCAGTAGCTAGTGATTGTACAGGATAATTTTTAATTTGTGTAAAATAAGTTACTGACCCATCACGTTTTCTTTCTACATGAGGAAATGCAAAACGTCTACCTGTAAAAGATCCAAGCTCTTTATCTCGTACAACAGATTTAGCTAACAATTTATGCCAAGTAGCAATACCTTTATATTTTTCTAGAAAGTGTGTATAGTATTTAGCTTCAGCAGGAGTTCTACCATAACCTGTAGCACCATACAAAGGAGCAAAGGTATGTGCTTTAGCTTCTTGCCTAGCCATAGGTTGTCCTGCATCACTAATAACCTTGGCAGTATAAGCATGTACATCAAATCCTTCAGTCACTTCTTTAATAGCTACAGGATCTTGACTAAGAAATGCAGCTACTCTAAATTCTAATTGAGCAAAGTCAGCTTCAATAATTTGACCATCTTTAAATCTAGACACAAATATTTTCTTAATAGGAAACGTAGAACCTCTAGGCATATTTTGCATATTAGGATTAGCACCTGAGAATCTACCTGTAGCAGTTACATGTTGATTAAGTTTTACATGTAAGAATCCATCTTCTTTTATAAAGTTTTCAATACCCTCTATGTAGTTAGAAAGATAACTTGTTATAGCTGATAGTCTTTTAAGTTTTTGTAAAAAAGTTACAGCAGTATCCATTCCTTTAGTAGAAGCTGCAACTTCTAAAGCTTGTAACATTTCTTTACTAGTCTTAAATCCATTAGCACTAGCCCACTTAGAATTAAGTGGATTAAATTTTAAACCTGCAAGTTGATTAGTATTTTTAAATACATAACCTAATCCATTACAAGTTGCACACTTAGTAGACTTTTTAAATTGTTTACCATCTTTTTTGTATTTGTAATAATATCCTTTACCTTTACAAATAACACATTGTTCAGCTTTTGTTTTATATAGATTTACAAAATGTATTTTAATTAAATACTTAAAGTCCTTAATACTTCTACAATTATTTTTTACATCTTCTGCCCATTGTTTTTTATTTGTAGGCTTACGACTAAATAAAACCCAGGATAATTGTTCAGGGCTACTTAAGTTAATAGGTGTATCACCCATTAGTTCTTTAGTAAATTTTTGTAAATCTTTTTCTAACTGTAATTTTTCTTGTGTAAATTCTTGTTTTACATTAGCTAATGCAGTTGTATCAATTTTAAAACCTGCTTTATACATTTTAGTTAATGCAATACATACTTCATTTGTTAATTGTACTGTTTTTAAAAGTGTGGTATTTTGTAACTTTTTAGTTTGCTTTTCATAAATTTCTTTTGTAGCTAGTACATCATGTATTAAATAAGTTTCTAGTTCTTGTCTGGGTATTTCTTTAGTTGAATAACCTTTATTAAAATAATTTTTAAGTACATCTTGTTTTAAATAAGAACACTTATAGTATTCAGCTAAGTGAGATAAACTTAAAGAATTATTGATACCTTTATTCATCACATACTGTGCAAGCATAGTATCGTAAACACCTTTAGTGTATTTAAAACCTGACTCCCACAACCAAATAAGATCATAAGCTACATTGTGACAAACAAGTATGTCAGTTTTATCTAAACAACTTTGTATAGCATAGTGATTAGATATAAGATCATCTGATCTAGTAGTATCATTGTGGTCGAAAATATAAGTGGATGTATTTTCAAAGCCAAGTTTGTGGATACCAACCATAACCAAACTATTTCCCCTTTCGTAGGGATCAAGGTGTAGCTTATTGTTTTTAGTAGTTGTAGTATTTTCAACATCTAGTATTGTAATATTCATTTATCTCTCTCATGATGTGTACTGCCCTGTCTGATAATCAAATTCACAGTTAATAATATTATGTACACCTGATATTTTATTCTTAACTATATTTAAATGCCTCATTCGATCATCTTCTGTTTGATCATTCATTGGTGGATTTCTAGCTATTAGAATCATTAAGTCTGATTCACCAGCTAGTCCTGTTTTACTACCTTCTATCATTCCTTGATTAAGTATAATCTTACCTTCAGCTTCAGCCGATAGCTGAGTACAATATACAACTAAACAATTATATAACTTACCAATGTTTCTAGCATATATTGCATTAGCTTTTAGTGCTTCATGATTATTAGTAGATGCACCTTCATCAGAAAACTTACTACCAATATCCATTACAACAATATCAGGTTTGTAATTTTTAATTACACTTTCAGCCCATGCCATAGTCTTACCTGTAGCATCAACAAATTTAATATTGTTTCTTATAGGATCATATAAGTAATGAGCTTTTTGTTTATCATCTTTTATTTGTTGTAATGTCATACCAGTAGCAGCCGTCATGTATCTACTAGCTACTCTTCTAGGATGTTCTTCATTACATAACACTAATATGTTTGCACTTTGCTCTGCCCAACCATGTGGTGATGCACATAACGTAGCATGAAAGCTAGACTTACCTACGTTAGATCTTGCACCTATTACAAATAACATTCCATTGTTAAGTCCTGGTATTGCATTATGTAATGTTTGTATGTTTAGTTTCCATTTAGTATCTGCATCAGCAGCAGTAACTAAAGAGTCTAAATCATTATCAAAAAAGTCAACTCTAGTTTGTGGTAAGAAGTCATCATTATAACTTTCAATAATATCTTTTAGTGGTTCAAGAGAAGTTACTACACCATTAACATATTGAAAACCTAAGTTAGCTACTAGTTCACCTACATGCTGTCTATTTAAGTTACTAAGAACATCATTAGCTACTTGTAAGTTCATTGGCTTACAAGCTTTTATCTTTTGAAAGTGTAAATCAAATTGATGTTTTTGAGATGTTGTTAGTGTAGGATTTGCAGTAAAAAATAATGCTTTAATTTCATCTACGTCTAAGTCACTTTGATAATTCTCTATAGCATTATCAATTACTTGTTTAATTTTTCTTAGATCTTTTGTAAACAAGTCCTCTTTACATTTTGCTTTTGTTGCTTCATAAAAATCTTTATTCAGCAATCCCTTTAGTATTGAATGTTCCATTAAACTCCCTTATTGAATTTTGTAAAAATTGTATATCCTCTTCTCTTCTATATTTTATATCATCTAAAAGTTTAAGTGCTAATGCAGGAATACCATTTGCTTTTAATAACTTTGTATACTCAATTGTTTTAATTGCTGCATCAGGATCAAGTGCTACTATTACACGTTTGAAACTTCTTAGTGCTTCAATATGATTTGCATTAAGTGATGTACCTAATATAGCTACACCAGTAGCACCTAATGTTTCTACAACACATGCACTAATAACATCTTCAACTACTA